TCGCCGTGTCGACGATGGCACCGGCGGCGGTGGCGTAAGCGGCGGCGCCAGCGGTGACAGCCTCGCCAGCGACGACCCAGATGACGCCCTGCGTCAGGATGCCAGCGGTCGAATTCTGGACGTAGAGGTCAGCCTGCACACCATCGGCATTGGCCGGGGCGGCATAGTTGGCGATGGTGATGCCCACGAGGTTTGCCGACGGCGTGGCGGTGACGCCATGATCGCCAGTGCCGCGAAACACGGGCTTGCCGAACGCGACACCGGCAGCATCCTCGACGGTACGGCTGATGCGGTTCGAGGTTTCGCCGTTGGCGATCTGACCGGGGAAGCCCGACTCGTAGCCTTTGGCGTAGGTGGATTGAACGACGGCCATGTCCGGGCCTCCTTAGTGCTGAGCCGCAGCGGTGCCCTTCCAGGCATCGCCGAGAGCATTGAGTTGAGCCGTGCGGGCCGCTTCAGCGGCGGCGCGGTCGTCGGCGACCTTCGGGGCGGTGCCGGTGCGCAGGGCATCGGCGACGGGATCGGTCTTGGCGGCGTCCTCGGCGAGGATGTCGAAGCGCGCGTCCACATAGGCCTCGGACTTGCCTTCGATCGCGGCATCGCCCAACTTGGCGACGACAGCGGCCTTGCGGATCGCGGCGTCGGACAGGCCCTCGGGCTTGAGGTCGGCGTGGATGGCTCGGGCCTTGCCGATCAGGTCGGCGCGGGCCGCGACACGCTGGTCGAGGTCGGCGTCGGACAGGATCTTGCCCTTGGCCTCGTCACGCTCGGCTTCCGCCTTGGCGAGAGCGGCATCACGGGTCGCCAGTTCGGCGGCGTGGGCGGTTTCGGCGTCGGTCAGCTGCTTGGCCATGTCGGCCTTGAACTTCTCGACGAGGGCGGCATCTGCGGGGGCGACGTGGGCGACCGCATCGCCCAACACCACCGCTTTCAGAGCGTCGGACATATGGTCCTCCTTGTTGTCGCTCAGGGTGAGAGGCGCGAGGCCCCACTTCGCCGCACCGTCACCGATGCGGAGTTCGGAGCCGCCGCGCGCTTGCGCAACGACGGCAACATGGTTCATGCGGAAATCGGACATGACGGCATCGAACGGCTCACCCGAGGGCGACACGCCGTCCTGCATCACGATCTTCGCGTCATATCCCATGGACAGCTCGCGCGGCCCGTCAGCGGATTGCAGCAGCGCAATGGCCTTGGCATCGCGGAACAGCAGCGGGACGCTGACGAACTCGCCGTCGCGCATCACGTCGCGGTCGATCTCGCCGACAGCCAGATCCTTCCACGTATCAGCGGAGACGCCGCCCGCCGGGTGGCCCAGCGTGATCGGCTTGCGCGCATAGGTCTCGACAGCGGCGCGGTCGAACACGGCATCGGCGGGCCGGTAGACGCGGACAAACTGGCGATCGGCAAGGCCCATCTCGGAGCCAAGATATGTTTGCACATTGGCCGACTTCGCAACGCGGGCTTGCACCACTGCGCCGTCGTCGGTCATGCGGATGCGCCCGTCATGGACAAGCGCGTCTGTGAAGCGGTGGTCGGTCATATGATTTTCACCCTCAGACTGCCCGCCAGCAGCACATTTGACTGTTGCGTGGCCGCGAGTTGCTGTTGCGCGATGTCGTTCCCGGCCTTCAGGGCCGCGAGGATCTGTTGCTGCAGGTCGAGCACCGCCTTCAGCGCGGCGAGCGTCGCGTCTGCCGTGGCCTGCGCTTCCTCGCCGCTGAGCATCTGCACCGCGAGGGCGGAGACGCCGTTGCCGAGGTCCTTGATGGTCAGCATGTTGCCCGATCCGTCCATCAGGACGGCTGGAACGACAGGTTGCGGGCCGAAGTCGCCGGTGGTGCTGGGGGCTTTGCGGCTCATCCTTCGGAGCGCTCCGTCACACCTTCCTCGGCGGGGTCCGGGTCGTCGCCCTTCTCGCCCTTGCCGAAGAACTTGTCGGCGGCGGCCTCCATCCCAGGGAACACGCCCGCTTCGGTCAGCGCATTGACGGCGGTTTGGCCCAGCACCTCGGTCGGCACCGCGCCCATGTCGTCCAGCGTCTTGAGCGTCTCCGCCATGGCCTTGCCGACCTCGGCCTTTTCCTTCGACGTGGGCTGCCACAGGGGCCGCCAGTTGAAGTGGATCTCCTCGGGCCGCCCGCCGAGCGCCGAGCGGATCAGCGCCTCGTTAAGGATCTCCATGGCCGGGTCGAGTTCCAACGTCTGCACAACCTTCACGCGGTCGTAGTAGCCGCGCACGTCGGCATCGCCGGTGCTGTTGAGGCCAGCCGGGGATTTTCCAAAGAGCAGCGTGGCCGGCATGCCGGCGGCAGCGGAGACAAGCTGCATGAACCGGTCGAGGACATCGGGCAGGGAGCCGAAGGTGGCGCTCTTCTGCTGGTAGTCGTCGTCGCCGTCGATCATCAACATGCCGTTGACGCCCTTGAGCCCGGCGGTGAGTTGCGCGCGCTTTACAACGGCATCCTCGTACTGCTTGCCGAGCGACTGGAGGCCTTGGGCGAACCCCTTGATCTTCAGCACGTCGATCTTCGCCTCGGTCACCAGCGACGCAACGGCGGCCTCGGTCAGGTCCAGCCGCAGCAGCGTGTCACGCACGGATTGCAGAACGCTGTCGCCCCATACCGTGTCGGCGGAGAGCATGCTGCGCACGGGCAGTTCCTCACCGGTGAGCAGCACAAGCCGCGAGGGGTGGATCGGCACGTCGTTCGCCGCGGCGGTGCGCAGGCGGAACTGCCGGGGCCGCCCGAAGGTCGCCTCACGCGGGTCCGTCTCGATCTCGCCCTCGTAAAGGTCGTCGCGTGACAGGATCGTCAGGTGCTTGAGGCCGCCCTTCCGCACCGCGTTCAGGTTGACCGGCAGCGCCGGGTCGCCGGGCAGGTGCATGTAGATCGCGCCGCCGCCCATGAGCCGGGCCGCCTTCTTGGCGTGGATGATCTTGCCCTGCAGCCCGAGGCGCTTTTCCTCGGCCTCGAGCGCGCTGATCTGGTCAGCCTTCGCCTGCCACTCGCGCCATTCTCGGGCGGCATCCTCGGCGGGCATGTCCACGATCTTGCGGGCCAGCGCGGAGGAGCGGTAGGTCGCCTCGAGCGCGTCGGGCGTCAACTGCGAGAAAAGATATGTCGATTGGCTGGCCTTGTCGCGCCCCTGCCCGGCCCCGAGACGTGCGGCGACGTTCTGGAACCCGTCGTGGATCAGGGCCGTCGAGCCATCAGCCGCGCGTCGGTAGCGGGGTTTGTCCATTACAGCATTCCGATCATGTCGTATCCGCCATAGCCGCCCAGCATGTCCGCGATTGCATCAATGAGGGGGTCGCACTGGTCATCGAATCCGGTGCCCAGCCCATCGAAGGTTTGAAGCTCGTAGCGCAGGGCCTCGGTGAACGGCGCATCGGCCGGCAGATGAACCTGCCCGGTCGCGATCCACGGCGCCGCATCGAGGCCGCGCGTGTATTTGTCCCGGTCGCGCTGTATCGGCTCGATCGGGATGCCCTTGCGCCGGAGCGACTGGATCAGGCCGGTTCCGGACACCTTGTCCTCGACCTTGAGGCCGCGAACGACCTTGCCCTTGTGCTTTTCCCAGAACGACAGCGCCGTGCTTTCCAGCTCCGGCGCTTCCCACTTGCCGCGCACCTGGTCGATCAGGGCCGCGCCGCCGGTGGTCATCTTTCCCCAAAGCTGGATCACGCTGTAGTCGTTGCGCTCGCCGGTCTTCTGGGCCGTGTCCGCATACATGCGGAAGTGGTCGATCTGCGGCGTCTCGCGATACCAGTGGATGCCGGACATATCGAACAGCGCGCCCGCGATGGAGACGGGCCGCTGCATGTATTGGCTGGCGAAGGTGTAGGCGTCGGCGCGGATCACCTCGATCTCTGCGGCGTCCTGCTTTGCTGGCCAGAGCGGGCCCGGCGGCAGATCGTGCGGGATGGGCCGCCCGTGCGTCCATTCCTTCGGGTATTCGGTGCCCGGCTCGATCAGCACCGGCAGGTCGAGATGGTCCCAGATTTCGCCGGTGCCCCCCGTGAGTAGATGCCCCACGAAGTCGTCGGAGTGCAGCCGCTGCATGATGACCACGATCGGGACGCGCTCATGGGCCAGTCGGCTGCGGAAGGTGTTCGTCGCGCGCTTGTTGACCGATGCGCGCTTGGTCGGGCTGAAGGCGTCGTCCGGCTTGAGCGGGTCGTCGATCACCAGTGCCCCGGTAAAGTTCGCCGGGTCCATGTAGCCCGCCCGGAAGCCGGTGATCGGGCCGCCCGCCGCCTTGGCGAGCATCCCGCCGCCTTGGTTCGTCTTCCACCGGTCCTTGGCCTTGGTGTCGGTCTTGATCGTGACCGTCTGCAACTCCGCGAACTCGGGCAGCTCGATCAGGCTCTTGATCTTGTCGCTGTTCTCGCGCGCCAGATCATCCGAGAAGGTGGCATGGATGAACCGCGCCGCCGGGTTGATAGCGAACCCTCGCGCGATGAAGTTGACCACCGCGGCTTCGGTCTTCGTGTAGCCCGGCGGCAGGGTGATGACGACCCGGTGCCGCCTGCCTGCGAGAACGTCGTCAAGCACCTTGCCGATGACCGCGTGGTGCGGCCCGTCGATGAACTCCATGCCCTCGCGCGCCGGGAAGAAATACCGGGCGAAGGCGAGAGTGCTACGCCTTGCCCGCTCCCTCTGGATCTCGCGCTTTGTCGGTAAGGCGTTCAAGCTGGTCTAGCTCCTCGTCCGACAGGGCCGAGAGGTTCATGACCACGGCGGGTTGCGGAGACATGGTGCCGTCGCTCGATGTGTGATCCGACTTATCCGCAAGCCCCAGATCCCGCGCGATGATCGCCGGGTTCAGCAGGCCAGCAGCGGCGCCAGTAAACTTTTGCTGGTAGATCACCGCCTCGGCCCATTCGCAGACCTCAGAATATGCCGCGCGCGCGCAGTACTCGGTCCAGTTCTGGTAGCTGATGTCGAGGAACACGCAGAGGCCCTTGATCGTCATCGCCTGCATCTTCGAGA